CGAACTCTCTGGGCCACCTGCCTGCCCAATCGTGAAATACGATGCGCTCACGTAGACGCTGTGCGTGTCACCGATTTCCCACGCCGCTTCACCCCAAAACATTCCTTTGGTACTACTGCCCCGATGTTCGGGAACTGAGCAGCAAACCATTCCGGTGCGGAGTCCTCTTCGTGTGCTATACCCGCCACGCGTTACACACCTGCCTCAATCCCATTGGGCGCCATTTCAATTTGCCAGGAGCGCTCCGGGTGATTTGCTGCTTGGTTGAATTCTTAATGAGCAGGCGACTTGCTGTCCGCCGCTGGCTAACTTCGCTCAGCTGTCGATGTTTCGTTTCGATGAGTTGATAATAGCGATGAGTATTGTTTATAGCAATACGTATTGATATTAAATAATAGCAATTGCTATTAATGCGTTGATAGCTAAAGGAATTTATTTTGATATTTTTTCGAGTGAATGAGATTCGGATCGTGTTTTAAGTGGGATGGGGCTTGCTGTGATGGGAGGGCTAGCTGCAGGCAATAAAAAACCCAGCGCTAAGGCTGGGTTCTTCTGAACTGAGAAATTTAGCGGGTAACCCTAACTGTATTGTTCTGTCCTGCTTTTACTGACGCAGGGGACATCAGCGCGCCGCCTTCAGTCACCAACCCGTAAGTGGATGGACGCATCCAGGTAACGGTGGTTTGAACGTAATATTCGCCAGGGGCAATGTTATCGAACTCAAACTTACCCTGGGCATCAGCAATGGTGACTTTCTCATACTTCGCAGCGCGCATATCTTCTTTGTCGCAGCGGGTCAGCCCCATGCAGGTGGTGAACTGGAAATCGGTATAAGAGGTTTTTGGCATCAGGATCACCTGGCTGCCGGCCGCTACTTTTACGTCTCCGCCCATTGTCTTGAGGAATGCCTGACCAGTCAGTTTCTCTGATCCATCAAGCTTCAACTTGTCATACTCGGCCTGTGGGAACGGCGGGAGGTTTACTGGTTTAGGAATGGACATGCACCCAGAGAGAAGCGCAGCTGCTGTCGCTGCAATAACCAACTTTTTCATGATAATCCTTGCTGTGAAAAGCCGTTAGGCAAAAATTTTAACCGTGTTTTCTGTATGTTTGAGGCATGCTGCCAATCACTTTACCGAACACCAGTATCCTGTTCATTTCTTCTTTTTCAATCGGATCCCATGGACGGTAAGTCTGGTTATCTGAAATGACCAGAAGCTTATCTTTCATCTTTTGGAGGCGTTTAACGTGCGAGGTGTCGTCGTAGATGAAGGCGTAAATCCCATCGCCATCAAAGTGCTGGACGCTGATGTCGACGAATAGTAAGTCGCCTGGCTCGATGGTCCCGGACATGCTATCACCGCGAACATTGATGATTCTGATCTGCTCCGCCTTCCTGCCGTTGAACATCCGGCGGGCATCTTCGACTGAATATTCCACGGATCGTAGCACCTCTACAAACTCGCTGTTGATGGCTCCTGGCCCAGCGCTTACGTAAAAGTCTAGCGCTACAATGCGGAAAGTGTCAGTAGGTCCCGGCTCGGTTTTTGGCAGAGAAATTGCGGGCATTTGACCATCGTCACGCATCGGGCCAACTCCGGTTGAAAGCCACTCGGAGCGAACGCCA